TACAAAAGCGCCAGACAGTACAATACAATTAAAGAATCCGGTAAGGCGTATCGCAATAGTTTGTGTATTGGAATCACTACGGCCGGAGACGATATGACCTCTTTCTGCTACCAGCGCAAGAAGTACTGTCAGAAGATACTTGATGGCACCGTCAAAGACGAGCAATACTTTGTCTTTATTGCTAAGGCTGACGCCGATCCCGAAACGGGCGAAGTAGATTACACGAACCCAATTGAACACGAGAAGGCTAACCCAAACTACAACGTGTCAGTGAGTGCTAAGAATCTGATGGACGATGCACTTCAGGCACAAAATGATCCACAACAGCGTAAGAGTTTCCTGGCTAAGTCTCTGAATGTCTACACTTCTGCTATGAAGGCGTACTTCAATATTGAGGAGTTCCGAGCCAGTGACCGCAAGTACAACTGGACAATTGAAGAGCTATGCAAGCTGCCTATTGAGTGGTACGGCGGGGCGGACCTGGCTAAACTGCATGACCTTTGTGCAACAGCTTTGTATGGAACTTACAAAGACGTTGATATAGTAATTACTCATGGCTTTTTCCCAATAGTGGCAGCGCACCAGAAAGCAGAAGAGGACAACATCCCGCTGTTTGGTTGGCAGGACGATGGATGGCTGACGATGACCAATTCACCAGTTACTGACCACCAGGAGATAGTCAAATGGTTCATTGACATGCGCAAAAGGGGTTTCAATATTAAACAGGTAGGCTTCGACCGGAAATTTGGCCGGGAGTTTTTCCTTGAGATGAAACGAGCAAGTTTCCGGATAGAAGATACGCCGCAGCTTTACCACTTTAAGTCCGAAGGTTTCCGGCATATTGAAAAGAAAGTAAAAGCCGGCAAATTCTATTATCTGCATAGCGACGCCTATGAGTATTGCGTGCAGAATGTTCATGCCATAGAGCAGGTAGATGATGCAGTGAAATATGAGAAAGTGTTGCCAACACAGAGGATTGACTTATTCGATGCCTCTGTTTTTGCGTGTATGCAGATGCTCAAAAATCTAGCTAAATCTGGCACAGCCAAGAAATGGCTGAAAGGTGGTGAGTAGATGGGAATTTTAGATTGGTTTTCAAGAAAACGAAAGACAAGGGCGGAGCCAAAATCTGCTTTAGAATGGTTTCTGATGAATGACTCTGACACATTGGCAGTCCCTGGATATACCCGACTATCGGACAACCCAGAAGTAAGAATGGCGGTTCACCGGATAGCTGATCTGATCTCATCCATGACAATCTATTTGATGCAAAACACCGATGACGGGGACATCAGAATCAGGAACGAATTATCCCGGAAAATTGATATTAACCCTTACAGCCTGATGACCCGAAAAGCGTGGATGTACTGGATAGTTCACACCATGCTACTGGAGGGCCAAGGCAACAGCTTTGTTTACCCAAAACTAACCGCTGATGGACTAATTGACGAGCTGGTACCCATGCAGCCCTCAAAAGTCAGCTTTTTAGCAACCGCTGATGGTTACCAAGTGAGATACGAGGACAGGATATACAGCCACGATGAAGTGCTACACTTTGTTAACAATCCGAACCCGGAGGAACCTTGGAGGGGCAGGGGCTACCGGGTAGTGCTGAAAGACATTGTTAACAATCTCAAGCAAGCAACTGCAACAAAGAAAAGCTTCATGTCTGGGAAATACATGCCTTCGCTTGTCGTAAAAGTAGATGCTACGACTGCAGAATTGTCCAGCGAAGAAGGCCGAAATGCGGTATTTAAGAAGTACCTTGAAGCTACAGAAGCAGGACAGCCTTGGATTATTCCGGCAGAGCTGCTGGAAGTGGAGCAGGTGAAGCCGCTTTCATTGAAAGACATTGCTATCAACGAAGCGGTAGAGATTGACAAAAAGACAGTAGCTGGCATATTTGGAGTGCCTCCTTTTTTCTTGGGCGTAGGAAAGTACAACAAAGATGAATACAACAACTTCATCAACTCTACCATTTTGCCGCTTGCCAAAAGCATTGAGCAGGAACTGACCAGGAAGCTACTTTGGAGCCCGGATTTGTACTTCAAATTCAACCCTCGCAGCTTATATGCTTACGACCTCAAAGAATTGGCTGATGTCGGCAGTAATATGTATGTCCGCGGAGTTATGACCGGTAACGAGGTCCGGGACTGGCTTGGCATGTCGCCGAAAGAAGGATTGTCCGAGTTGGTTATTCTTGAAAACTATATACCGCTTGGCATGATTGGCGACCAGAAGAAACTTATCCAAGGGGGTGACGACGATGGACAGGAAGATTAGGCAAACCCGAAGCCTGCAAACAGAACTCAAAACTAGGGCAGAGCCAGACGCTCAGAATATGTATATCGAAGGTTACTTTGCAGTTTTTGGCCGAGAAACAGAGCTTTGGCCGGGGGCATTTGAAGAGATAGCGCCAGGTGCTTTTGACGAAACCTTAAACAACGACATCCGGGCACTCATAAACCACGATACAACATTGGTGTTAGGCAGAAACAAAGCCGGGACACTGGAGTTAAAAGCCGATAGTTACGGTTTGTGGGGTAGGGTAAAAATCAACCCAAACGACAGCGATGCAGTAAACCTTTATGAGCGAGTGAAACGGGGGGATGTGGACCAATGCAGTTTCGGCTTCAATATTATCGAGGAGGAAACAGAGTGGCGGGAAGATGGCACTGTTAAATGGCGATTGACAAAGGTGGACCTGCACGAAGTTAGTATTTGTACTTTTCCAGCGTATGAGGAAACTGGGGTACAGGCCAGAAAGGCAGAAGTTGAACAGCACCGGCAAAGGCTTCTTGAGGCCAAGAAAAATAAGTTAAGGGAGAGGATGAGAAGATGCTTAAGCAGTTAATGATTGCCAAAAAGATTGAGCAGCGTAAAGCGGAATTAGTCGCCTTAGTTGAGCAGGAAACCGCTTTGAAAACCAGAGAGGCAGAATTAGAGGCGGCTATCGACGAGGCTAAAACCGATGAGGAATTGGCCGTAGTTGAGGAAAACGTCGGTAAACTGGATGAGGAGAAAAAAGAGCTTGAGGAAAAGAAATCCAAGCTCGAAGGCGAAATCGCCCAGTTGGAGGGCGAACTTGAACAACTTAATGCCAAAGATCCAACAAGAAACAATCCTCCGGCGCAAGGCACGGGGAGGAACGAAATTAACAAAGGGGGAGAGGTACGAATGAAAAGAGGATTTTTTGCCGGCATGAATAGGGGCGAAGTTGAGTCTATTATCGCCCGTGACGAAGTTAAAGACTTTCTGACCAGAACCCGTGAACTTATGACCGAGAAGCGTGCTGTTACCGGAGCAGGTCTGCTTATTCCTGATGTATTGCTTGGGCTGTTACGTGATAATTTACACCGTTACAGCAAGCTGATTACCCGCGTAAACCTCAAAGTAGTCGGTGGAACGGCCCGTCAGAACATTGCCGGAGCTGTACCTGAAGCGATCTGGACTGAAATGGTCGGCACCCTGAACGAAATGGATATAGTATTCAATCAGATTGAGGTTGACGGTTATAAAGTTGGCGGATATATCGCAATTCCTAACTCCATACTGGAAGATAGCGACATCAACCTGGCCGATGAGATCATGGCTGCTTTGGGTCAGGGGATCGGCCTTGCTCTGGATAAGGCTATCTTGTATGGTACTGGGGTGAAAATGCCGGTTGGCATTGTGACCCGCCTGGCTGAAACTGTTCAACCTGCTTACTGGGGAGTAAATGAGCAGGCATGGACTGACTTAAGTGAATCCAACTTACTGGTAAGTGATCCCGCAGCGGCAACTCCGGCATCATTTTTCGCTGATTTAGTTGCCAAATTAGGAGTTGTCCAAGCTAATTACAGTAACGGAAATCTGTTCTGGGCTATGAACACCCAGACTTACCGGACCCTGCAGAGCAAGGCAATTAACTTCAATGCTGCGGGCATGGTAGTTGCTGGCGTTCAGAATACAGTGCCGATTATTGGTGGTGATGCTGTACTGCTTGACTTCATCCCGAATAACCATATTATCGGAGGTTATGGTTCTCTGTACCTGTTGGCCGAACGCGCAGGCGTAAAAATGGCTCAGTCTGAGCATGTTCAGTTTATCCAGGACAATACCGTATTTAAGGGTACTGCCCGGTACGATGGTCGCCCGGTATTCGGCGAGGCCTTT